GCCCGCCGTTCGCTTGCCGCCGCGATGGTTTGTCACCACCAGGATGTGGCCGAACTCCACCAGGTGCGCATAATGCGTCGGCAAACCGGGCGCACGGGTTCGCGGACCAACGATCGCCAGCACCCGGCCAGTCCGCAGGTTCACCACGATCTTGAAGGCGATGCTCCGCGCCAGCGCGCCCGGTGGCACCCGGTCGCTCGGGCTCCAATAGCGCACGTCCCGCACCGGCGCGTAGGTCTTCATCAGGTCGCGCATCACGGCCGCCACCTTGGCCATCGCCGACGCCACCACATCGCGCGCCAGCTCGGCGGCGAGCTGCCGCAGGTTGATCACCTTGTTGTCGATCTTGATCTTAATCGGGATCATCATTCCTCCCCGGCTGGCAGCTCGCGGGCCATTCCGTGCGTCACGAGCATGCGAAAGAAGTTTTCGCCACTGGGCCCTCGGGAAACGCTTCTCGCGGCCCTACGCCGGCGCACGCCTTTCGGCCGCGGCAGGAAATCAGCCACCTCGAATGGTTCGGGATGTTTGGTCGTATCTCGGTTTCGATTGGCGATCATGGTGCAAAGGACGGCGAGCAGGTGCTGGCGGCGGTATTCACGCCGCTCCCAGGCGCGGCGGTCCGCCTCGATCTGGCCGTCGGTAGCGTTCCAGAACTCATCATCGCTGTAGCCTAGCTCGACGCGGGCGAAGGCGCGGGCGTCGAGCCAACGGCGTTTTTTGGGTCATCATCCTTTGGGAAGATGCCCCAGAATTTCTCACGGATAGCGCCCAACTCCTCCGCGTCGTCCGGCAGCGCCTCGGCAACCGCGGCCGGCCCGGGAAGGTCGTCGCCGTTCTGGATCGCTGCCCAGAGGATGCTGACGAAGGCGCTGGAGGCTTTCCTCGTGTCCAGCAGGTCCGCCATGGTCGGCGGCCTGGAGAGCGAACCGAGCCGCCATTGGGCGGCTTTGTTCCAAGCCAGACGGCGCTTTACGCCGCCCAGCTCGATGATGATTGGCTTTGGTGTGGTAGCCATGGGATTTGGTGTGAGCGTTGCTGTTCGGGACCAGTTCTTGTCACTTGGCCCTTGTCACGTGCCTCTCGAGTTGGATCACGACGGCGTATCGCCGTTCGCCACGGTCAGCTTGAGCACGGCTTTCTTCACGCCCTTGACCGCGTTTGAGAACGTCAGCTCGATGATGGCGTTGAACGCAAAGGCCGTGGCATGGCCGGCGCCCGTGTATTTGAACGCCTGCACCGTGCCGTTGTTCGTCACCAGCCAGGCGTGCATCGTGGCGCTGTCATCCCATGCCGTGATCGGCACGGAGATTACCGGCGCCTGCAGGATGGTAGGAAACTTCTCCTCCTGGTTCGCGGACGTGCTGTGGCTGGTGATATCCTCGATGACGGGGGCCGGCATCGGGAAATCGAAATCACCCGTGTTGGTGATCGTCTGATAGGTGGTGTTTTTGCCTTGGAGGATGGCCCCCTTGGCGGCTGAAGCGCCCATGGTTGTTTGTCCTGTTGGTTCGGTGTTTTTGCCTCAGTTTTGCCGCGCGGTAGCGGGCGAGAACTGCGGACAAACCCCGGCCGGCCAGCAGGCCGGAACGGAGCGGTTGCGGTTGAGAGAAAGTGTCATTGCTCAGGCGTGCGCCACACCGCTGCGCGTGATGCGGAGCACGGCCTTGGTGGGGGAAGTCGCGATCATCACCACGCTGGTGTAGAATCCCGTCACGACATCGGAGGCGGTTTTCGTGTAGGTGCCGGCGGTGCTGTAGAGCCAGATGGTGTCGCCGGCCGCCACGCCGCTCAGGCCGTGCGTGAAATCGGAGTCTTCGAGGATGGCGTCGCACCGCTGGCCGGCGGAGCCGCTGTTGCCGGCCACGGCCTGCACGTCGGCGGCGCCGGCCGCCACGTCGGCATCGGCCAGTTGCCAGGTATTCGAGGAATCGAGGTAGATCGGCTGCCCGGCTGAGATGGTGGCGCCGAAGTTAAAACGGGTTTCGCGCTTGGCTCCGGAAGAGGGCGCCACGCTTGCGGCGGTTTGGGTGAGTGCGGCCATGGGGGTTTCCTTGTTGAGTTTGGGTTGAAGAGCTTCGTGGACAGAATTTGCGAAATTGGGTCAGTGGATATGGCTCGGAATAATTCGGTTCATTCTGTCAAAGATCCATCAGGTCACGGCTGCCAGTGCGTCATGCAGCACGTGGCATTCGAGAATACAGTGATAGGCGTCGGTATCGTCGACAAACTGGTCGCGCTCCGTGAAGTCGACCATCACCTCGCCGCTGGCCAGCGTTTGCGCCTCGAGCGCAACGCGGACAGCCCTCCGAAGGTCGCGGGCCTGCTTGTAGGTGGTGCCGTAACATGAAATCTGCAGCCAACTGTCATCGATCGGGCTCACGCCGCTGTGGGGCTCGTTGTTCGAGCTCGCCACCTTGAACCAGACCATCGCCGGCAGCGCCCGTCCGGGCGGCATGCGCACCGGGTAAAACGCCACGTCCGCGGCCAACGACACGCCGAGAGCGGCCTGCACGCCGGCATCGGCGCTCACCTTGGCAAACAGGTTTTCGGCAAGGGCGCTCATTTGTCGGCCCTCCGCTGCATCCGGTCGAGCACATCGAGCACCCGGTCGACCTTCTTGTCGGTGGAGGATTGCTGGGCTGACAGCGTCGCGATGCTGAGCTGCACGGCCTCGAACTTGTTTTCGCTCCGCTCCTGCGCCTTTTCCTGCCGCACGCGAAACTCATCCAGGCTTTGCACTCGCGCCGGCAGCGCCTCATAGGGCTGCACCGCGGCCGACACCTCCGTATGGCTGGCAAACTCCTTGCCGAGCCAGAGCATCAGGCAGGTGACCGCGAGGGGAAGCAGCAGCCCCAGCAGTTTGAAGACCGAGGCCCAACTGAATTGGGCGCCTTGCTTGGTGATGGAGACATCGCTCATGGGTTGGGATCGGCCTTGGCCCCGGCCGCGATGATGGCTTGGTGTTCAGGGTCGCTGACCTTGCGGTCGAAAATCTCGGTGACCTTTGCCGCCGCCTCGGGCAACTCGGCGCGCACTGCCGCCAGCGCCCGGCCGGCCGCCGTCAGGCCGTCCTCGGTCCACTTCGTTTCCTCGGTGTGCAGCGCGTGCAGGCCGAAGGCCAGGACCGCCCCGGCCTTCTTGGCGATCCAGCCGAGCCAGGCCACGCCGGGGAATGCCTTGGCCAGGATCGGCAATAGCCACAAGGCCAGCACCAGCAGCGCCACGCCGGCAAACGTCCAGTGCGCCCACTCAGAGAGCTTTTGCGCGAGGGTCTTCATTTCCGCGACGGCGGCGGTCGTGCGGCCGACAGCCTGGTCGCGCTCCTCGCCAACGGCTCGGGACTGCGCCTCGACTTCCGCGGTGTGCTTGTTCGCCATGGCGACCTCGCCACGCAGCGCATCCTGCGCTCGCTGGCCGGCAGCGATCGCTTCGTCGCGAGCCTTGAGCGCGTCCTGTGCCTGGGCCCGGAGCGTGGCGTTCTGTGACGTAAGTTGCGCGACAAACTCCTGCATGGCGCGCAGTCGGTCGTCCGGCACGGGATCCAGCGCAGCGGCGGCGCTTTTAGCCAAGGCCAGCCCGGCGGTGACGTTGAGGCTTGGATCGGTCTCTTGGCGCAAAGCGATGATTACGCCGGCGACGTTCTCCGCCGCGGCGGCGTCCTGTTTGCGGTGCTGCTCCGCCAGCCGAGCCTGCGCGGCCGCGGCTTCGTCGCGCGCGGCCTGCGCCTGGTGCTCGGCAGCCTGCGCGCGGGCCTGCGCATCGGCCAGCGCGGCGGCCTCCTGCTTCGCCTTGGCGGTGTCGTCGCCACGGAAGACATCGACCGCCTTCTTGATCGACATCCCGCCGACGCCGAGCACCGACATGATGCCCAGCACGATGGCGACCTCAACGCCCGTAAACCCGCGGATTGCGCTTTTCGTCGTCATGTCGGGCTGGCCACGCTCTGGTCGATCGCGCGGCAGGTAAGGTCCATCAGGTGCTGGCGGCCCAGCTCATCGACCGAGATAATTTCGTAAGTGTCGTCGCCGTGAACCACGCGCCAGAAGCGCTGCACGGTGGCGAGATACCGAATGCGGAATATGACGATGTCTTCACCATGCTTCTCCTCGCCGGCGTACAGGCGACGGCCTGATTGAAAGGTCTTGCTCGCCCACACCGTGTCGGTGGTCGACCAGGTGATCACCTCGGCCCCAAGGGCGTCGCGCGTCTTTGTGCCTGCCTGCAGCACCACACGCCGGTCCATCCGCGCTGGGTCGGTCGAATAGCGCGCTTTGCGCGATTGATATCCGTAGAGCAGGCTCATGGGGTGAAATTGACGCGCGCCAGGTCGATCAGGCTGCTGAGGTGATGAGGCAGTTCGACGGCGCCATCGGGATTGGCCGGCAGTCGGCTCTCGTACCAATGCGCGGCTAGGAAAAGCATCGCCAAACGGATTTGCTCCGGCACATCGGTGGCTGCCGGCCCATGGCCGGCGGTAAATTGCACGCGCAAGGCGCCGGGAAAACTGCCAAGGTCAGGCCAGTCGGCCGTGTCGTTCAGCCACAACCGGCCGCACTTGTTCAAATCGAGTCCAGTCTCGACCGTATAGTTGGCACTCGAGAAGGTCTGCTCAGCTCCATCGGTATCGAGATATTTCACCGAAGCCACGCTGATGAGCGGGGCCACGGGCAGCGCCAGCGAGCGGATGGTGGGCGCACCGGCATAGGTTCCGGCGCGCGGCAGGTAGTCCCACTCGGCGCGCCAGACGGTGGTGATCAGGCTGCGCCCGGTAAGCTGCTCCAAATACCGCCGCGCGGACTTGAGTACCAACGTCACATAATTTGTATCGGCTGAGCTGTCGAGTTTCAGGGCCTGCGTCACCTCGGCATCCGTCACCAACCATGGCTCAACTGCGGGCGCGGTCACCTGCACCAGCCGGAATGCATTTATCCCTGGCGGGGTTGAGGGGCTGTTGAAGATCTGGAGCAGGTCCATGGTCAAACGGGCTGGGCAGCTTTCAGTCTCCGGCCGGATCGGCGTGGCAGGTCCGCGATTTCAGTCTCGGGCCGCGCCGCGGCGGACTCGCTATGGCCGGCGCGCTGGATCTCATCCTGCGTGGCTGGGCGCACCGGACCGCGCTGGCCAAGCGCATGGAACTCGGCATCGGACACATCGAA